GAACACGGTGCGCCAACAGGATTTCATCTCTATTTGATTTACGATATTTCTCAAATGAACCTTCTTGATTGCCAGCCTCAATAGGCTCCATTTTAAATTCAACTTTTGAGTCTGGAGTGTCTGAAGGAAGTGGGACATAAAGAGATCTATGATTTTTTCCCTTTAATCCAACCTGGAAAAATTCAAGTAATTTACGCTCTGACTCTGGTGAAAGCTTTGCTCCCTTTACTGTAATAATATATCTTGGAACCGCTTTATTTTCAAAGTAGTCTAGGTTATATCTGCCAGATAATTCATTTCCAGCAAGTGCTACCTGTGCAGCAATGATGTCTGGGATTCCATAATAATTATTCATAGGTGTATATTTCTTTAAATGAATAATTTCATTTGGACGATCTTCTTGTCCTGCAATTGGATTTTCTACTTCAGTCTCACCAAAATTGCTAAAGTATACAGCCTTACCATAAAGCAATTGAACAAAGCCATCTCTTAATCTACGGACACGCATTGTCTTTGATGGTATATGGCCAATGTATCCAATGTTTCCGCCAGTTGTTCTACCTACTTCAATATAGCCATTTCCTGTTGCTTCTAAATCTGTATAAACTTTAATTAAAGTTTGTGTAAAAGTATCTTCATCATTTGTTGTATCTAGCCACGCATGAAGATCTTGTCTTAGCTTGTTAAGCTTTCTACGAGCTCTTTCTAATTGCTTGTCATCTGTAATTGAATCAAAAGCATCATTTGTTTTCTTTGTCTCAACAAAATCATATCCTAGACCAACAATATTAGAAACTTTTGCATTAATTGCTGCATAGTTATATGTTGAAATTTCATAAACTTTTGAAAGGTATTCAAGATTATATGTTGGCTCAATAAGATCAAACATAGCATATCCGCTAATTGCTTGTGCTAGTAGGTTTTGTTGTGTTCCCGTTCCTTCTACGCCAGTAAAAGATTTAGAAAACTCTCTATTAATTTTACGCTTAAATGAAGATCCAAGACCTCTAAGCTTTTTTAAATCTTCTAGGCCAACTGCAAATGGATCGTTGCTCTTTTCATCTTTCTTAAAAGAAAACCAATCTGCTGTGTTTGATATATCAATAATGTTTTCTGAGTTATCTTCATTAAGAAATTCTACGCTCATCGTAACCCACCTAATTTTTTCATTTCGTCTTTATAGTTTCCAATATCGTATGGATCTGGAACTAGTCCCCAATTAAGTCTTTGCTTTTGGTGCTCAAACTCTTCATCGTCAATCTTCCTTCTAGCGGAAAGAAATTTAGGCCCGCCTTCGTATATACCAAACGAGCGAACTTCTCTAGCCAAAGCATCGATGTTGGATCTATTTCCTTTTTTGGACGTGACTGAAAGAAAGTTGCCATCATCGTCTCCAATCCATCTGCCGTCGGGCATTTCCCAGACATATATGCCTAGGACTGACTCTTCTTCAAGAACCTTAGTATTAATCTTATTAATATCCATAGACATAAATCATACCATTATTTCGTGCTAAAGTCTAGAGTTTGTCCATCTATTGGACAAAATTACAAGCTAACCGACTCTGGTTCTACCACAGTTATAAAAAAAGGAGTAGAATCGTCACCACTAGAGGACTCGGCCAATGAAAAAGATGTATCGTCTATTTGATTTACAGTATTTCCTGTATACAATAAATAGTGATTTAAAATAGTTTTTGTTAATAAAGGGCTTTCATATACGGCTACATTATTGTACATATGCCCTAAACCAGATTTAGTGTCATTTTGATTTTGATTAAATTTGATGTTTGTATCAGATGATGTTAGGTTTATTACAATATGATGTGGTGTATCTACTACTAGGAAGTTCCAGACATTTGTTTCCGCCGTTCTATCTATGCCATTTACATAAATTGAGGATATGCCTGTCTTTGTTATTGCTCCCGCAGGATTCCACTCGTACTTCTTGGAAGCTCCCGAGAATAGAACATTTTCATTATATTGAGGTGTGTATATTAACTCTATGCAAGAAACGGCGGGGATAGAATTTAATGAGAATCCATGTCCATTATACATAGTTAGCCCATTATATTTATTATAGGAAAGTGTCTTGCTATTATTTTTAGGCAAAGAATAATCATAGGCAGAAGATATATAATATCCTGAATTATCGCTATAGAAGTTCTTGCCAGTATAAAAAGCTATTTCTAAAGATCGAAGGATTGGAAGATATTTAGTTGTATCTGCAGATGATAAAGTTATCCTTAAATAAACAATCTCTGAAAATTGATTATCGTTCTTATTGATATAAGGCAATGGGGATCCATTTGTACATGTCCTCCAAGTTGTATTATCTACACTTGCCTCTACCAGAATTCCTTTTACGTCATTGCTCCAATGGATCTGAGATGTATTAATATTTAGGTAATTAGGTACAATAAAATAATCGGTAAATGTAAATGATGCAGTTGCTGCAGTAGTTGTTTCTGGTATATAAATATAAGAGTTATCATCAGCTATTGAGATCCCGCCCGTTGCTACTTCAGACCATGGCTTTGAAGCAGGATATGAATAAATAAATTTAGGTCTCATTGATTCTGTATTCATACTAAATAAATAACCATTGTCTGCTGATACAATTTGAGAAATATTGACTTCTTGGGTTCCCTCATTGTAATGATTTAATATTTGAATACCAGACAAAGCATATCTATAGAATGCTACGCAATCTACTACAAATCTACCAGTAGATGGGCCAGATTGAAAAGTAACTGCTTCATTAGAAAATTTATATGTATCTATTTGTAATGCATCAGCAATAAGTCCATTTATGTACAGGGATAATATATTGCTCTGGAATATACCTACAACATATACTACTTCAGAATTTGATACCGTAGCTTGAACCTGATTGGCTCCAACTCTAAATATAATATTGCCGTTCTGATAAAATATACCAGTATTTGTTGCAGTGTCTCCAACTATTGTTGTGCTTACGTTATATCCTGGAAGTGCACACCAAGCTTCTATAGAGAAAGAGTTATCTTTATAGTACTTTGTAGCAATTCCTTTAGGGTTATAATTAACTACTGTTGAAGTTAAAAATTCAGTTCCTCTTACAGATCCTGTTACTAGAGGCATTATTTGTTTTGTAGAAGCAAAAGAAGCAGTTCCATTATTTAAACTACCTGAGTAATCATAAATATCAATACCGCTAATTTGTCCATAAGTTTTTCCACTATCTTTTAAAGCTTGATAGGTTGCATATTGAGATAGTAGATCTGTATAGTTATTAACAGAGCCAGATTGAACTTCATCTAATAAATAAAATGAGTTTGGAAAGTCGTTTAAGACTCTGTTTTTATATGACATTCCATTCTCCTCTTATTATTAAAGTGCTTTTATTTGTGCTTCTTTTTCTGCAATTGCAGAAGTTAAAAATGCTAGTCTATCTGTATCTGGAGTAGTCTTTGCATTTTCTGCAATCTTGTCTAGCTCCAATGCGTACATTTGAAATTCTAATGAACGGACTGCTGATTGACGGATTGAGTTTTTTTCGTCTTCTGATAGTATTGAGTATGTTGCCATGGTTATCTCCTTTTTATATTATTTCTAAAGCTTGTTTCATCAGAGATAATTCATTTATCTGATTCTGATAAAAGGCAATAGTTTCTTCTGATAAAGGCTCTTTGCCGTTATCTTCAATTATAGCATTTTGATATGACAAAAGGCTATTATTTATTAAATTTATTTTTGATGACAATATATCTGGTTGTATATTTTTATCCATTATGTGAACTGATACCCTCCACTAGATGGGAATCTTGTAGTAGTTGAAACACCAGTACCTAATCCATTATATGGTGTAAAAATTGCATAGTACCATCCTGCTGTAGTTCTAGTTGCAGAGTTTTGTGATGTTGTTATACTGCGAGTAAGTGATGACCCGTTTGCTGTATATGTTCCGCCTGAAGTAGCTGATCTATACCATTGAACGCTTGTGCCCCAGTATGGGCTATAAGACCAGTTTGAATAAGAACTACCTATTCCAATTGTATACGTAGGGTCATTCCAATATAAAGTTCCTCCTGCTGGAGAAACATTATTTGACATAGATATGGTGTTTGGTTGTTGAAGCGTTGTTCCGTATTGATTAATAATTGGACCAGTAGAGGATGAATATGTAGATGTGCTTCCAGCAGAGTTTGATGCTGTAATCTTGCATCTTACTTCTGT